GCATCGTACCGTAAGCTGATGCGCTCTCCGCGAGAAAGAAAGGAGAACGCATGAAGAAGATTCTGCACCTGATCGGCGGGATTCTGCCGGTCGTGATGCGCCTGAACCTTTTTGGCGAGGGCGACATGGTGAACACGACCGAGGGCTACCGGAATGTGAATAACGGCACCACCACTGCCTTTGATCCCACCGGTTTCACCCTGGATCCCACCCTGAAAACCTATTACGACACCGAGCTGCTGGAGAACAGCCGGGAGAAGCGCTACTTCGCCCAGTTCGGACAGAAGCAGCCTTTGCCCCGCAACCGCGGCAAGGTGGTTGAATGGCGCAAATGGAAGACCCTTCCGCCTGCCATGAAGGCGCTGGTGGAAGGCGTGAACCCGAAGGGCCGCAAGATGGGCGAGACCGTCATCACCAAGATGATCAGCCAGCACGGCGATTATGTTGAAAAGACGGACGTCCTTGACCAGCACGCCATTGACAACGTAGGCCTGGCCGCCACCGAGGAGCTGGGCGCGGCCGCTGCCCAGACCCAGGACCTGCTGATCCGCAACGAGCTGATGACCGGCACCAACGTGCTGGTGGCCGACACCGACACCGGCGGCACCATCACCCAAAACGACGTGCGCTGGAAGCTGAGCGGCAAATCTTACCTGACCGGCGACATGGTGGCCCAGGCCGTCACCAAGCTGGAAGTGGACAAGGTGCCCCAGATGGACGGCAGGTATTATGTGTGCCTGATCCATCCCTACGCCAAGTATGACATCCGCAAGGATCCTGACTGGACCGCTGCCCACCAGTACGCGGCAGTGGAAGAGATCTTCAATGGCGAAATCGGTGAATTACATGGATGCAGGTTCATCGTCACCACCAACGCGGCTGTCATCGCGCCCAAGACGCTGTTTGACGACAGCCAGCGCTACCTGACCGTGGCCGCCTACAGCGGCAGCGCCACCGGCAGCGCGACCGCCGGCACTGCTACTGCCTATCGCATCACCGTGGACGAAACGCTGACCGAGGCCATGGGCAAGGCCCTGGTGGGCCGCAGCATCCTGCTGGAGCAGAGCGGCGCCAACAAGGAACTGATGGTCATCAGCGGCACCAGCTACAGCAGCAAGTACATCTACCTGAAGTCTGCGCCTACCAACACGCCTGCAGACGGCGATTACCTGAACCCCGGCGAAGGCGGAAACGAGATCCACAGCACCGGCGGCCAGGTGGGCGTGTTCGCGAGCATCTTCCTGGGCAAGGACGCCTACGGCACCATCGATCCGGACGGCGCCGGCCTGGAGATGATCTACCACGACAAGCGCGTGGCCGGCGGCCCGCTGGAACTTAAGAGCACCATCGGCTACAAATTCGAGCAGGCTACCGCGATTCTGTATCAGGAGCGCATGCTGCGCGTGGAGCATCTGAGCAAGTATTCCAACGTAGCACAGGATGTTCTCGACCAGTACGAAGCTGGTTACGACGAACAGTATTAATCCTCTCGCGGATGGGTGGAAATAATTCCGCCCATCCGCGCTTGCGTCACTTGCCCTGCGCGGCAGGCCGCGCGGCCGGGCAATGACAGAGGAAGCGGTATTCCAACCGCTCCTCGCGGCGTACACGCCGCCGCTGCGGATTAAAGGCAAGGGGCCTGGCGGTCCCTTGCCGATCCCCGCTAATAATGAACATTACATGTGGAGGTATGAAAAATGGCTACCAAAAAAGTGAACCCCGACATCAACGAAGAGGAAATCCTGCTGGAGGAACAGCCCAAAGAGAGCGTGGACGTGACCAAGCAGAAAGTGAGGATTCACCTGGAGCGGGCGCGGGCCGGCGAAGAGACCGAGATCTGGGTCAGCAACGGGCGCGAGAACGTTCTGGTGAAGAAGGGCGTGGACGTGGACGTGCCGTACTGGGTATGGATCAGGCTGATGCAGCGAGAGGACGCGCAGCAGGTGGCGTACAATTACGAAATGGCCAGCAGTGAGCGCGCTGCGAATCTGTAACGTATAACTGAGAACCGACAAGGAGGGCGTGAAGATGAAAAAGGCGGGATGCATGCTGATGGCTATGGCGATGCTGATGGTCCCGGCGGTCTGCCTGGCCGAGGGAGAGGAAGCCGGCGCCTATACCTGGGATTACCTGATCAGCGTGGGCGGGACGGCGGCGGCGGTGCTGCTGATCGTGCAGTATCTGAAGGAGCTGCTGGACAAAATCGCCCACATCCCCACACGCCTGGTGGTGCTGGTGCTGGCCATCGGGATCCAGATCGGGAGCAACGCGGTGCTGCACGGGCTGAACTGGCCCGACGTGCCGCTGATGATATTGAACGGGTTTGTAGCGGCGACCAGCGCCATGGGCATGTATGAAGTGACCTTCGCCAACGGCGACCGGAGGGAAAGCCTATGACGGTACGGGATCTGCTGGTGGACATTGACCTGAAGAACCCCAACGACGTGCTGGAGGAGCACAAGTGGGGGTGGATCGTGACGGTGGAGAAGCAGCTGCTGGACGAATGCCTGCTGACGCATGAGCTGAGCGAGGAGGAGATGCAGCAGGCGGCGCGGATGTTCGCCATGGAGCACATTACCGGCGATTACAGGCCGCTGGCGCAGCCGCCCTACCATGAGCTGTACATCCACTACGTGAACAGCCAGATCAGCCTGTCGAACCTGGACAACGAGAGCTACGCCAACGAGCAGACCCTCTATAACAACGCGCTGCTGACGTTCAAAAACTACTGGAACCGCCACCATCGGTCGAAGGCGGGCGGGAAGAAAGTGAAATTCTGAGGAGGACACGATGGCTTACCTGCCGGACCTGTACAAAAAGAACACGGCGCAGCTGGTGACAAACACCTTCCTGGGCCTGAACCAGCACGCGCTGATCGCGGACGGGGAATGGGCGAGGGAAATGAACCTGAGCACGCGGGAGTTTCCGGCGCTGTGCCCGAGGGGGAGCAGGATACGGCATTACCGCACGCCGGAAGGCGCAGGGCGCGGTATTATCGCGCGAGACAAGCTGTACTGGGTAGAGGGCACCAAGGTCTATTATGATTACGAGGAAGTGACGGGGCTGACGGTGAGTGATGACGGCTTGGCGACCCCGAAGCAGCTGGTGGGCTTCGGCAGCTATGTGGTGATCTTCCCGGACAAAAAATACTTTAATATGCTGGACCTGACGGAATATGGCAGCCTGGAGGACGAATACACCAGCAGCGGGACGGTGCGGTACATCCTGTGCCGGCTGGACGGCAGCGACTACGAAAACGTGACCCGGAGCAAGAAGGAACCGGCGAACCCGGAGAACGGGGACTACTGGATCGACACGAAGGAATCGAACCACCAGCTGCGGGTATACAGCGAGGCGATGAAAAGCTGGCAGGTGATCCAGACGGTGTACACCAGGATCCAGGCGGCGGGGATTGACGGGCACTTTAAAACCGGGGACACGATCACGCTGGAGGGCATGGAGAGCGACGACAGCGTAGCCGGCCCGCAGCTGGCGGCCATGAACGGCAGCCAGCACGTGTACGCCCACGGGGAGGGATGGATCACCATCCTGGGACTGCTGAGCAAGGCGACAACCCAGAAGGACGGCACCAGCTTTACGGCCAGCCGGAGGGTGCCGGACATGGAATACGTGGTGGAGCACGACAACCGGCTGTGGGGCTGCCATTACGGGGTGGACCCGGACGGCAAGACGCTGAACGAGATCTACGCCAGCAAGCAGGGGGACATGAAAAACTGGCGCGTCTACCAGGGCACCAGCATGGACAGCTATACGGTATCCATCGGCAGCCCGGGGCCATGGACAGGCGCTATTGTGTACAACGGGAACCCGCTGTTCTTCAAGGAAGGCTGCGTGCACAAGATATACGGTACCATGCCGAGCAACTACCAGGCGGTGCAGAACGTGCTGCACGGGGTACACAGGCATGCCGGGGGCAGCCTGTGCCAGGCGGGCGGATACCTGATGTATCTGAGCAGCAGGGGCGTGGAGATGTACGACGGAAACATGCCAACGTGCGTCAGCGATCAGCTGAATCTGCGGATAAAGTATCCGATAGTGCTGAACGCTGTGGCCGGGAGCGACGGCAGCAAATACTATCTGAACATCGGAGACAGTGAATTAGATACCGAATTGCTGGTATACGACATTCAGCGGAATGTATGGCATGCGGAAAGCTGCGATGGCAGGATTGTAGGTTTCGCCTATTGCTATGGCGGGATGGCTGTGGAAGATGAATTTGAAGCAGGCCTT